CCACCGCCCTTGCCGCCACCGCCACCACCGCCACCAGCACCAGCAATACCAAGGCCAAGACCGGCATTGTGGACGCGGATTCCGCCGGCGATGAAGGTGTGGTGGCCTTCGACGGTCAGGTTGTAGACCGTGCCAGTGCAGAATTCGGTCTTGCCGACGACGGGACGGAGGTGGCCGTTGGCGTCAACAAGGCAATCATCAGCGCCAAGCGTGTCAATTTCGACGAAGGCGTTGAACTGGTTTAGAACCCAGTGGTTAGGGGTGGCATCAAGATGCTGTCCGCCCCAGAGCGTGTAGCGGATAACGCGCTCGCCTTCGTGTTCGTGGACTTTGAGGATTTTGGCTTCGTGGACTTCGCCGGTATGGTCAAAGCTCAGAACCAGATCGCCCGATTGCAGTTCATCAATTCGGCGTTGGCCGTTTGGAACCGCGACGAGCGTATGGCCAAGGAAGCAGCCTCCACCGCCGCCGCCACCAGAACCTTGGAGTAGAGCTGTTCTTTTTGTCATCAACCCTTGCTCGCAAATACTTCGCCAGTGGATTTACCAGCATTGCCGCTGAACTCCACATCAAGGCCGCTAGAAATTACAGCGGAACCCACAAACAATCGACCGTAGGCAATCGGTACGGGCAATCCCTGTTTGGACGTGTTCACAATGCCGCTAAAGCTAAATGATTCCAGCTTTGCCGCCTCACGTCCGCGCTCAAAAGTTGAAGTCGAATTAACCGGTGCAGGCGAAAGAGCTTGTGCAATGCCGCCAAGGACAAGGCTGGCGCCTATACCAACAACAGCCGTTCCGATTGTTCCGATTCCCATAAAACCTCCCAAGGCCACACCAGCAGATGCAATGCCTCCGGTAACAATGGCCAAGGCGATCAGGCCAACACCCGCCAAAATCTGTCCCGCGCCATCGCCAGCACCAGCAATTACAGGCGTAATACTAAAAACTTCCCGCTCACTAAATGGAGCCGCAATCAACACGGCGTTTTGTTCGGTGACCTTTTCTTTTCCGATTGTTACACGATAGCCAACACCGTCCTGTTCGCTATCAATCAGCCACTTTTCAAGACCGGGAAAATTGACGCAAAGTGCCTTGAGCGCCTGCGCTGGCGTGTCGGCTTCAAATTGGAAGCGGCACTGACCCAGCTTTTTGCGGAGTGCGCCGTAGACCTTAACGACTTTCATGCCGCAGGACTCGGGCGGTGCTTTTTAGATAATAGCCGCCATAGATGTCGCGGCTACTGAGGCGGCCTTGGATGTGGTGCAGGATCAGTTGGTCGCCAAGGTAGACGGCAGCGTGGTTGGGTAGCGATGATGCAAGCTGCATCAGGATTGCGTCGCCGTACTGCAGCTCCTCCAGCGGGATGGGGTAGAAGCCTTCGTTGGCAAAGTTATCTAGGTATAAATTCTCACCCCGCAGCCAGAACTGGTCACGGCGGTCGTAGTGGCTGAGATGCAGCCCAAACTCGCGGTTGTACCAGTCGCGGCACAGCGTGTAGCAGTCCACAATTCCAAAAACAAACTCACGTCCCACGTAGGGAAGTTCGAAGCCTTCTGGCTCGCAATAACCCCACTGTTCGGTTTGCGGGTTGACGATGTGCCACGGCAGGCCGGATTTTTCGCAGGCAACGCGGTCGGCTTGAGACGGCGCTGGGTTTGTCTTGGGGTGGCTATGCACCACCGCCACAATTTCGCCTTGGTCTTCGGCGGCAACGTAATCAGCCGGATCCAGCACGAAATGTTCGTCTGGGGTTTCGGCCATGTTGCGGCACGGGAAATACCGCTTGCGGCCTTTGACCACAGCAACCAGTCCGCAGGATTCCCTTGGAAATTCCGCCTTGGCGTGTTCCAGTGCAGCTTCCTTAATGGCGTCGGTGAGATTCATTGAATTAAACCCGCACTTGGGAATGAGCCGAAGGGCAACTCAGAGTTTTCGCCAAACCGCAATTTGCACGAGCCAATCCGCTTACCGCATTTATCTTCTGCCAATGTTCCAACAGCATTGTCATTGGTGTCGTAATAATTGCTGCCGGTGTAGCCGCACTCGGTGCTGCGGTATTTCCACTGGCAGATGTTGGCAATAATTTGGCGCTTGGGAATCATCACGCCAGCGAGGTCGAATTTGCTGGCTAGCTCAAAACTTACCGAGTCGCGGTTTTCGCTTGCTTTCCGGTCCACGTACCAGATTTCGTCTGGGAACTTGGCGTGGGGATCAGCAGCGGTCTCGCCGTCAAGGTATTTCTTCAGGGTGCGGATCCGCTTAACCGTGGCGCCACCGAGGTCGTTACCGGGTGTGGTGGCGTTGACCAGCAATAACAGCGTGGTCATGGTGCCATCTAGGTTGCTGATGGTCAGCGTGGGGCGCGGCAGGGTGCCTGTGTTGGTGTATTCAAAGCCTTCGGCCTTGACGGGTAGACGGGTATAGGCGTTGCCGTTCCATGTGATGTTGCCGGTGACATTGGCGTTGCAGCCGTTGTGCCAGCGGTAGGTGTCGCTGCTGCCGTGCAGGGTGGTGTCCAGCGTCATCTCAAACAGTTCGATGATGGCGCTTGGTGCCAGTGCGGCCAGCTCCTCGTAGACGCTGCTAATCGCCGTCCAGACAACCGTGCCATCGGTAATGGTGCTGCCAATGTCAGTTGGCCACGCGGGTTGGGTGCTGGAGCTGGTGCCAGCCGTGGTGCATTGAAAAACAAGGCCAGACGCCTGCAAACTGCTGGCGCGGACAATATTGCCAACGCTGTAGGCAGTTGAACTAGCCCAAGCCGAGTACGCCATCAGGGTTCAAATACTTGACGGAAGGTGGCTGTAATCGTATTCACGTTGGCGTAACGCAGGTCACGCGACCAACTCTCTACAACCCATTTGTAGGCCGTTGCTTCATCCAATGGCGTCCAATCAAAGCTGGCGTTGTCAGCAGCGCGTGCATCAAAAAACGCCTCAATGGCATCGGCATCCGTGCTGTCCTTAGCTGTCCAAGTCAGATCCCAAACGCGTGGGTTTTGATTTAACCCATAGGTCAGACGTTGCTCGTAGCCATCACCAAACTGCACTTTTCGTACATTTGGCTGGCTTTTGCGTGACGCACCGAAATCAGGCGTGGTGCCGCCCGTGCTGGTGCCAACAGTGGCGTCGTTGAAAGTGGCCATTACGAGAGCAAGCCTCCAGGACGTTTCTGCTTGATCAGCTCTTGCTGAACGGCGATGCCGATTGCCTTGCCAAGTGCATTGGCCTGTTGACCGTTGCCTTCAACGTTGCTGCCATTGGCATCGACATTCACCACAACATTACCGACCCCGCCACCCTTCATGGTGACCGGGATAGTACGACCGTCGGGCAGAGGCACATAGGCTTCAGGGCGGCTTCCTTCGCCAAACATTGCAAGCTGCGGGCTGGAGGCGATACCACCGCCTGCATAACGGCGAAGCTTGAGCGGACCGCTGCCGGTCATAACGCCGCCCATGGCAAATCCGAAACCGCCAGTGAATGCCAAAGGATTGAATCCAACGCCGCTGGCATTGAACTGAGAAACATTGGCAAGGGGTGAGCCAAGAGAAGATGCAGCGGCTGGACCAAAGCCAATTGCGCTCATGATGCTTTTCAACACAAATTGCTGAATAATCATGCGGGTGGTGTATTCCAGAATTTGAACGGCAAATTCACGGAAGTTATACGTGCCATTGACAAGCAGTGAAGTGATTGAATCCTCAACGCCTTTGATGCCACGCAGGCTAAGCTCAGCCATTGCGTTCCTAACGGTGCCAACGTTGTCGGCGTAACCACGCAATCCATCGCCCAAACCAGCAATGGCATTGTTGTTGTATTCAAAAGCGCGAGTCATTGCATAGGTTTGATCTGTAATACCAATAAATGTGTCGGACAAGCCTTGCCAGTAATCACTCATTTTTTGTGCAGCATCACCGGCTGCCAAGTTCATTTGACTCTCATTAAGATCATCAATTGCTTGGACAAGAGGCGTGACATTTAAATCACCACCAGCTTCTTTATACGCCTTGGCAAGATCAAAAACTTGCTTAAGCAGTTGTTCCGTTTCTTTATTGGCTGAACGAACGGCTTTAGTGTAATTATTTTCAAAAGCTTCAAAAGCACTACCACCGAGTAGCCGAGTTTCCAGTGAAACGTCCTCAGTCGTTTCTCGTATTTTTTTGAGAAATTGTTCGCTTTTGCGATAAATATTATTTCTTTGTTCAGCTAGGCGAGCTTGTAATTTTGCTGCTTTTTCCGCAGCCTTGTCTGTTTGGGCTTTTGGTTGAATTCCAGGCAATCCCTTTGGTGGTTCACCTGTTCCGGTTGCCGCTGCTTTTTCAGCAGCACGTAAAGCAGATACTTGTGCAAAAGTTTCCGTGCGACGTTTGACTAAAACGTCATATTGACCTTTTTCAATTGGTCCAAGACCAGTGCCGCCTTTTCCTCCAAGTTTTTCAAATGCTTGAATTCTTTGATCTGTTACATTGAGAATTTTTTGCAAGTCATTAATTTGCCCTTGCCTGCCCCTGCCGAGACCAAAAAATTCATTTAACTTTCGAACCGCCGCATCAATTGCGCCAACAATAGCCGCAAACGTATTTTGAAAAGCTGCGCCAATTGGCTTAAGCAAACTGCCAATGCTTTCATTCAAGCGAGAAAGAGAAGTACGAAGACGGTCGCCAGCAGCGTCTGGACCATCGGCAATAATTTTTGCATTTTCCCCGTATTCTGCAAAAAGTTTTTCCGCAAATTTTTGAAAATCTTGCAAACTTACTTGACCATTTTCAAGAGCTTTGTCTAACTCTTGAGGCGTTTTGCCCATTGACTGAGCAAACAAACTAAAGGCACCAGGTAAACGTTCGCCAATTTGCTGACGAAGTTCTTCGGCTGAAACCTTGCCTTTACTGAAAACTTGGGACGTTGCAGTTAGCGCAGAATCAAGTTGCTCAAGTGAACCACCGGTGCCGCGAATACCGGATGCAATGCCCTTGAAAGCAGTCTCTGCATCTCTAACATTTCCGCCAGCACCTTTTACAGAAGCAGTTAATTTCGTGAATTGACGAGTAAGAATTTCTTGCGGAATTGCAAAATCACGACTTGTTTTATCGATAAATTGCAGGGCGCGACGATATTCGTTTGTGTCCTTGGTGACAAGTTGCAGAGCTTGGCGTTGCTTGGCGATTTCAGCGGCATATGTTGCAGCTCCGCCGAACGCTTGCCTAGCCATCCCAACT